TCTCAAAGGGTTAGATGGAAGGTTGATTCCTGTCCGTAGTCCTCACGCTGCGTTGAACACCTTACTTCAATCTGCTGGTGCTATCATCTGTAAGCGTTGGTACAAAATCATCAAAGACTTGTTAGTGGAGGAGGGTTTACACAACGACGATGTATCTATCGTAGCCTTTGTACACGATGAGGTTCAGATAGTAGTCCGAGAAGGACTTGAGGAGAAGGTCGGTGACATTACAAGGCAAGCTATTAAAAGAGTACAAGCCCACTACGGGTTTAAATGCCCCCTCGATTCCGAGTACCAAGTCGGGAGAAGTTGGGCGGAAACTCACTAGCAATAGGTTAGGTGACTTAGCTGAGTTCTATGCAGTTACATGGTTGTGGGATAACGGCTTTGAAGTTTTCCCTAACGCTGGCTGTACGGGAGCTGTAGATATGGTAGGCATGAAGGATGGTAAGGTTTACTTATTCGATGTTAAAACTTATCGAGGTACTAAAGCTTCTCACCCTAATCCTAGAACAAAGTTGCAGAAAGAGTTAGGTGTTCAGTACATCTTGTTCGACCCTACAACTCGTAACTTAAATCTTAGGGAGCATAAAGAATGAGTCCAGAAACATTTAACTTAGTGCTAGGGTTATCCTTAGCAAGTGTAACCTTTGCATTCACATTCAAGTGGGTACTAGGTGCTTACTTAGAATATAAAATACTCAGTAAAGCTAAGAGCGTACCTATCCAAATGGATGCTGAAGAGTTTGAAAAGTTTGTAAGACTTCAGGAGGAAAGAGATAATGAACAATCCTAGAACATTATTAGTTGACGGAGATATTGTAGCTTACAAGGCAGCAACCACTGCCGAGACTCCTGTTGATTGGGGTGATGGTTGTTGGACACTCCATGCTACTGAGCAAGATGTCATAGGCTCTATCAAAGAGTTTATGGAACAGCTAATTCAAAGCTCTGGTTGTGCTAACGTAGTCACTTGTTTAACAGGTTCTAAAAACTACAGAAAAGACATAGCCCCTTATTACAAAGAGAACCGAACAGTTAAACGTAAGCCTATGTTGTTAGGGTTTGCTAAAGATTATCTACATGAAAATTACAACGGATGTTTAGAAGAGGGTATAGAAGCTGATGACTTACTAGGAATCCTCGGTAGTAGAAGTTTTGATACTGTTATCTGGTCACTCGATAAAGACTTACTCACTATCCCTGCCTTCCACTTGATTGATGGTACGGTTCAGGAAGTGAGCGCAGACGAGGCTGATTACAATTTCTTTTATCAAACCTTAGTAGGCGACTCCACAGATAACTACAAAGGCTGTCCAACAGTAGGCGCAAAGAAAGCCGAAGGTTTATTAAATAAGAAAGGTTCAACATGGAAAACTGTTGTCGATGCTTTTGCATCTCAAGGTTTGAGTGAGACAGTTGCACTAGAAAATGCAAGACTAGCACGTATACTACGTGATGGTGAATATAACTTTGAAACAAAGGAAGTAAAATTATGGGCGGCATAAATGATGCATCAGCAGCAGCATGGGACGCATGTTACGGTTGGCGTGTAAAAAACTTAGAAGCAACGCAAGAAAAAGTTGAAGCCATTCGTTGTGCTCAGGCAGAAGCAGCACAAGAAACGCAAGGATATAAAAGTGTACACGCTGAAACAGGAAACAAACCCAGTGTACACGCTGACCCAGTAAACAAACCTGCACACTACAACGCAGGTGAGATTGAAACCATCGACTACATTGTCGATGTGTTAGGTGCTTATGAAGCTATCTCATACTGCCATGGTAATTTAATTAAGTACACTGGCTCTCGATTATGGACAAAGGGGAACCCTATCCAAGATGCAGAGAAAGCACAGTGGTACTTAAACAAAATGATTGAACTAATGAAAGAGACTAAAGGAGTGAACTGGTGACAGCTACTTACGAATATATTGCAGGAATGTACGAAGCCTTTGATTATTACCAAGCTAAGGCAAACGAAACAGCTATCTTCCCCGAAGACCAAGCCCTAGAGTATCTAGCCTTAGGACTCGTATCGGAAGCAGGAGAGGTAGCTGGGAAAATTAAGAAAAAAATACGAGACGGTGAGCCATATGATTTCCGAGAAGCCCTCGATGCTGAACTAGGCGACGTACTTTGGTATGTTGCGTTGTTGTCTGACAGGTTAGGTCTGAACTTAAGTGACGTAGCTTTCAATAACATTATCAAATTACACAACAGAAAAGTGGAAGGTACGTTAAGAGGCTCAGGGGATAACCGATGATGGATTCATATCAGCAGTACATACACAAGTCACGTTATGCACGATGGCGTGAAGAGGACAACCGTCGTGAGACGTGGGCGGAAACAGTTCAACGCTATGTAGATTTTTGGTATGATCGTGGACAGATTGACCTTGCTACGTCTGATCTTATCTATGATGCTATCTACAACCTAGAAGTAATGCCATCTATGCGCTGCTTAATGACCGCAGGTGAAGCATTAGATCGTGATAACATGGCAGGATTCAACTGTTCGTATGTTGCTGTAGATCATATCAGGGTCTTTGATGAGATACTCTACGTTCTTATGTGCGGTACAGGAGTAGGCTTCTCAGTAGAACGTCAATCAGTTAATAAGTTACCAGAGGTAGCAGAGGAATTCCATGAAACAGATACTACAATCCATGTTAGCGACAGTAAAATCGGTTGGGCTAAAGCTTTCCGAGAGTTGGTTAGTCTTTTGTATTCGGGTCAAGTTCCTAGTTGGGATATTTCTAAACTACGTGGCAAAGGTGAAAGACTCAAAACTTTTGGAGGGAGATCGTCTGGAGCTGATCCTCTTGTTGCTTTGTTCCATTTCACTGTTTCCACTTTTAAAAATGCTGCTGGACGCAAACTAACGAGTATTGAATGTCATGATATTGTTTGTAAAATTGCAGAGATTGTCGTCGTGGGTGGCGTTCGTCGCTCTGCGCTTATTAGTTTGTCTAATCTTTCTGATGATCGGATGCGTCATGCTAAGTCGGGTAATTGGTGGGAGTCTGATACGCAACGTGCGCTCGCTAACAATAGTGCAGTGTATGATGAACGTCCTGACTTCGAGACGTTCCTAGAAGAATGGACAGCTCTCTATAAATCTAAAGCAGGTGAGCGTGGTATCTTCTCTCGGAAGGCTGCAAAGAAACAGTCAGCCCGTCATGGACGTAGAGATATTGAGCACGAATTCGGCACCAACCCATGTAGTGAGATCATCCTACGCTCTGCACAGGTTTGTAATTTGTCAGAAATAGTGGTTCGTAGTACCGATTCAATGGAAGATTTAATGCGTAAGGCTAAGATTGCCACTATCTTAGGTACGCTACAGTCTTCTTTAACAGACTTCCGCTACGTGCGTAACATCTGGAAGAAGAACACACAGGAAGAATGCTTGCTCGGTGTTAGTATGACAGGCATCATGGATCATGCTGTCTTGTCAGGTAGAAAGAAGACTGGCGCATGGTTTGACCAGTCAGGGTATGACAACCTACCTGAAGTATTAGAAGCCTTGAAAACTTATACAGTTAAGGTTAATGAGGTATGGTCAACACGTTTAGGTATTAACCAGTCTACGGCTATTACCGCCGTGAAACCTTCAGGTACTGTATCGCAGTTAGTCGATAGTGCGTCAGGTATCCATGCTCGTTTCTCTCCGCAGTACATTCGGACAGTGCGTAGTGATGGTAAAGACCCTATCTCAGAGTTCCTCAAGGACGCTGGAGTCCCTTGGGAGAAGGACGTGATGAACAACGACAACTACGTGTTCTCGTTCCCTATCAAGGCTCCTAAAGGTTCTACGAGCGTTGCTGACCTTAACGTACAACAGCAGTTAGATTTATGGGAAATCTATCAGAACCATTACTGTGAGCACAAGCCTAGTGTAACCATCTACTACTCAGATGAAGAGTTCTTAGCAGCAGGTCAGTGGTTGTGGGACAGATTAGACAGTTGTTCAGGTATCAGCTTCCTGCCTCGTACAGACCATGTGTACCAACAGGCTCCATACACAGCCATCACTGAAGAGGCATATAAAGAAGCCTTAGCTAAAATGCCAGAGACTATTAACTGGGATGACTTGGGTAAGTTTGAGACAGAAGACACAACAACAGGTACTCAAGAGCTTGCTTGCGTAGCAGGGCAGTGTGAAATATAGAAAAGCGGTAATGGTATTGGAGGTGGTAACCTGCCTCCATATCATCGCTAACGTATGGTTACACCTACCTTTTAACTTGTTGTTTTATAACAGTAATTTATTATCGACACTATAGAGGACAAACAATGGATAATTTTCCCCCAGTCAGTAAAGCATTACTAGACCATTTCCAGAGAATTTTCCCCGACAAGATTCCTACACATAGAGGTCTTCAAGCATCTGACTTATCTTTCCTACAAGGGCAGCAGTCAGTTATTAAACGCTTGCGCTTTCTATACGAGGATGACAACCCAACAGACGAGGACACGTAAATGTGTATGTCACCAGATATGCCAGAAATCCCTAAACCTATTGTACCGCAGAAAGCACCTATGGTAGCTAAAGCTCCTGTATTAAAAGCAGCAGAGTCGCCCACCGATACAGTAGCGAAAAAACGTAAAGGCATTAAGAAATTAAAGCGAGCTAAGACTGGCCTACAAATCGCAGGTAGCGGTTCAGGCGCTAATGTAACCCAAGGTTAAACTTATGAATGTAGATACAGCAGCTAACAGATATGAAAACATGGCGGCTGGTCGAGAAACGTATTTAACCAGAGCTCGAAG